AAGTGGTCAAGAAGCGTACCGAGCGTATGCAGGCTGACCACGACAAGAAGCTGCAGGCCGAGGCCGAGAGCCGCACCAAGGCAGAAGGCAAAGCTGCAAAGCTGGCCGACCGCACCTTGCAAGCCGTACTGCGTGATGCAGCGGCCCGCGCTGGTGCGCTTCCCGAGGCTCTGGACGACGTCGTGCGCCGTGGTACTGGCACCTGGGTGCTGAACGACGACGGCGACGTGGTGGCGATGAACGGTGACGAGGTCATGTTGGGCAAGGACGGCAAGAAGCCACTGACGACTCAAGAGTGGGCTGAATCCATTCGTGAGAGCGCTCCGTACTTCTGGCCCGCAACGCGTGGCTCTGGCGCTCCCGGCTCCGGTGGCGGCGGTGGCAATCAATCTGGCAACTTCGGCGGCAGCAAAGCCGAGCGAGTGGCCGCAATCAAGAAACTCACTTCCAAGGCCTGATAACAGGCAGAAAGGCAAGCTATGGCTTTGTCCGATATGAAGGTATTCAACGAGTACCTCAAGACCTCAGTTATTGAAACCCTGGCTCAAGATGTGGCCAAGTTCAATGCTGCATCCGCTGGTGCGATCCAGCTGACCACCCAAGGCATCGACGGCGACTTCCTGCAGGAATCGTTCTGGGCCGGCGTTCACAGCGCCCAGCGCCGCGTTGACCGCTATGCCGCCAACGGCGCCCAGGCTGCAACGCCCTTGGCCCAGAAGCAGTACGACAGCGTGAAAATCGCTGGCGGCTTCGGTCCGGTGTTGTTCGAGCCCAGCCAGTTGAGCTGGATCCAGAAGTCGCCCGAGGAAGCGCTGGAGGTCATCTCCCGCAATCTGTCCGAGGCGATCATGTCCGACCAGCTGAACACCGCCATTGCTGCGCTGGCCGCCGCCATCGGCAATCAGGCTGCTGCAGTCAACGACGTGTCTGCGACCGCTGGTGTGACCTATGTCGGCATCAACGGCGCACATGCCAAGTTCGGCGATGCGTCGGCCCGCATCATCGCGCAAGTGATGACCGGTGCGATGTACCACAAGCTGGTCGGCCAAAACCTGACCAACGCAAACCAGCTGTTCCAGTTCCAGGGCGTGACCATCGTGGACATCCTGGGCAAGGCCGTCATCGTGACGGATGCGCCCGCGCTGTTCGTTGCTGGCACTCCTGACAAGGAAAAGGTGCTGTCGCTGGTGAGCGGCGCTGCTGTGGTGTCCGATGGTTCCGACCTGATCACCAACGTGCAGACCGCCAACGGCAAGGAGCGCATCGAAACCACGATGCAGGCCGACTACACCTTCGGCCTGGGTCTCAAGGGCTACACCTGGGACACGGCCAACGGCGGCAAGTCGCCAACCAACGCAGAGCTGGCTACCGGTTCCAACTGGGACCTGGTCGCAAACAGCGTCAAGGCCTCGGCCGGCGTGATGACCATCGGTGACGCAGCCAAGTAAATGAAGGGGGCTACGGCCCCTTTCTCTTTGGAGAAACCATGACCGAAAAGATCGCATACGAGAAGCATCCCGTGTCGCCCGAGCGCAAGGCAGAGCTGCGTGCAGAGGGCTACAAGATCATCGACGAGCGGTTCAAGCCTGCTGATTCTGGCAAGCTGCCGGAGGCTGAGCAACGAGCCGCACTGATTGCTGAACTGCAAGAGCGCGGCGTGGAATTCGATGAGGATTTGCCCACCGACGAACTTCGCGCTCTGTCCATCACGCCCGCACAGCCGCAGGACGCCCCCGCCAAGCGTGGCCGCAAGCCAACCCAGGCGCAGGAGTAAGCCATGCTGGTAGTCGCTCCAGAAGATGGCTATGACTCGCTGGTGTCGCTAGCTGAGGCGCAGGGTTACATGGAGCGCATGGGCTACGACTGGCCGGCTGATGTCCCGAAGCAAGAGATTGCTTTGCGGCGCGGCACGCAGTATGTCGTGACCATGTACAGCATCCGGCCTGAGTTCCTGGACCCGGTTGCCGATGCTGTGAAGCACGCTGCCTGTGAGGCTGCAATGCGCGCCGCCGACGGCTCTCTGTTCTCCGATGTGGACGCCCAGGCTGTCACCGAGGAATCGGTGGGGCCAATCACCACCAAGTACGCCCAGCCTGCAAACGGCGGTCAGAAGCGCTTCGGCGTGATCGATGCCTTGATGCGTGGCATGACGACTGGCGGCGTAGGGCAGGTCAAGTTTGTGCGTGCCTAGATGGCCGTCATTCCTTTCAACCGCCCCGCAACCGAAATACAGCACGGCGCTGGGCAAGCTTTTTGCCTTGGTTGCGGGCATGAGTGGACGGCTGTCGCTCCGACGGGCACGACGCAACTGGAGTGCCCCTCTTGCAAGGCGCATAAAGGGCGCTGGAGGTTTGAGTTTGCGCCGTCCGAAGGACAGATGGTTAGGGAGTGCGACTGTGGAAATCAGTTGTTCTACCTGACCCCTGACGGCCACATGTGCGCCAACTGCGGCATCTACCAAGGGTACTGATATGGCCAAGTTCGACTACTCCCGCCCAGCGGCTACGGCCAAGCGGCTGCTGGATCGGTTCGGCCAGGCAGGGGCAATCTCTCGATCTACGCCTGGCGGCTATGACCCAGAAACGGGCCCGACCGATCCTGTAGATCTGCAGTCGCCATGCACGGTCGCGCTGCTGGAGTTCGACAACCGGCAGATCGACGGGGAGCTGGTCAAGGTGGGCGACCGCCGCGCCTTGATCGCTCCAGATGCCACGTTTGAGCCTGATGCGGGCGATGTGCTGGCTGTGGGCTCCGAGATTCTGCAGGTGGTCCGAAACAGGCCACTGAAGCCTGCTGGCGTCATCGTCCTGCATGACTGCATAGTGAGGGTCTCATGAGCTTTGCTGATGACCTTTCCAAATATTGCCAGGCGGCCGGGGACAAGATTGATCTGGTGGTCCGAAAGTCGGCGCTTGAGCTGCAGGCCAGCATGATTGCCAAGTCTCCAGTGGATACAGGGCGCTTCAAGTCGAATTGGCAATGCGGCCTTGGCGGCATGAATCTTGAAACCGCAGCAACCGCTGGCAGCGATGCCCTCGGGCGCACCGAGGTTGTGCTGCAAGGCTACAGGCCCGGGCAGACCATTTGGCTGACGAACAACCTGCCTTATGCCAAGCGCCTAGAAAACGGCTGGTCTCAACAGGCCCCTAGCGGCATGGTCCGCCTGACTGTTCAGGACTTCAAATATGCGGTCAAGCGCGCAGCGGATGCAATGAAATGACCCTCTCACAAATCAAAGCGCTCCTGGAAGGAAGGCTGCTCGCCATGCCTGGCGTGCTGCCTACAGCCTTCGAGAACGTGCCCTTCAAGCCCCCTGATGGTCCATACCAAGCCTGCTATCACCTGGTGAATAGCCCGGTGGACCTAGGCATAGAGGGCACGCTGACGGAAGAGCGCGGCATCTTGCAGATCACGCTGCGCTATCCGGAAGGGAAGGGCCGGCAGGTGACTGATGCCATGGCCGATCAGCTCAAGCAGCACTTCAAGCCCGCCCAGGTCATCCTTGGTCCGGGCTTTCGCATTGAACTGAACAAGACCCCGTCTGTGTCCTCTGGGATGCCTGATGAGGGGCGCTGGGCCGTTCCTGTCTCCATCTTCTGGGAGGCGTACCCGTCATAGGGCGCCTCGCCAAAACCTAATGCCACCGAGAGGTGGTTTTTTGTGCCCGATGAGGGCGAAACCTAGCCGCAAAGCATGTGCCGAGCGGCTTTTTCCATTTCTGAAAGGCCAAAATCATGGCAAGAACGCCGACTGGGACTATTACGTCCGTTGCTACCGCACTCTCCACCTCCAAAACGATCAGCGGCATCACCAATGCCGCAGAAGCTGTCGTCAGCTCTGTCGCTCACGGCTTTGCCAATGGCGACATCATCCTGATCCTCTCGTCCTGGGGTCGCCTGAACTTCCGTGCATTCCGCCTCAAAGGTGTGACTGCTGACAGCTACACGCTGGAAGGTGGCAACACCACGAACACCGAGTTCTTCACGCCTGGCCAGGGCTCTGGTTCGGCGCGCAAGGTAAGCACCTGGGTGGATCTGGACCGCACTATGAACCATGCGACCAGCGGCGGCGATGCCAAGACCGTGAACGTGAAGTTTATCGAGTCGGACAACGGAATCGTTCTGAACGACGGCTTCAACGCGGTGCAGCGTACCTTTGACATGGACGCCGACATGATCGGCTCGCCGGCCTACGAAGCGCTGCGCATGCTGTCCGAGACCAATGCGGACACCGTGGTTCGCCAGCGCGCCAAGACCAACGCTCTGTCGCTGATTCCCGCCAAGGTGTCGTTCAACGAAGAAGAAACCTTGACCGAAGGCCAAGCCGTCGTGGTCAAGGGCACCTTCAACGCCCAGAACAAGTCCACGCGCTACGCAGCGTAATCCGGGCATTCCGCCCACAACCATTGCACCGACGCAGCCGCTTCGCTCCTTCAGCGGGGCGGGCGGCTGCGCACGGGCTTAACTTCTCCCGCTGAAAGACAAGACTATGGCAAAGCAAAAAACTGTACCCGTGACCAGCCTGAAACTGATGGCTGGCAAGCTGCCGACCTTCCCGCTGACCGTCACCGTGAAGAACCTGGATGGTGATGAGTTCCCCATCGTGTTCACTGCGAAGGCTCAAAAGAAGAGCGAGTGGGCCGCAATTCGCGATGCGCACCGCAAGAGCGTTGATGGCGAAGACGCCCCCGCCGAAAAGGCTGAGTTCTCTTTCGAGGACCTGGTGAAGGACGGCATGCGCCACGCGGCCGAGATGGTCGCCGGCGCCGTGAGCGGCTGGAACCTGGAAGACGAGTTCACTGTGGACAGTCTGATCGTGCTGGAAGATCAGTGCGGCGGCTCGCTGGCCAAGGTGCTGAACAAGTACGACGCCGCGCTGTTCACAGGCCAACTGGGAAACTGAAGCAGATAGCTCGATCTCTGTTCGAGCCTCCTGTCACTGAGGCAGAGGCTCAAGCAGCAGGGTTCGAGCTAGAAGACTACCCAGAGCCCGAAATCATCGAAGTCTGGCCGGACAACGAAGACGCGCTGGACCTAGCGAGGATGATCGGCACCCGGTGGCTGCACCCAGCGATGGGGGGTGTTCCACTGGGGGTGCGATGGGAGGCCATGTATCCGCTGATGGATCGCAAGGCCAGTGGAGAGGCCTGGGATGAGCTTCACGAATACATGATGGTCATCGAGGCTGAGGCGCTGGCGACGCTGCGGGAGTTCGCTCCCAAGGAAACAGCGCGCAGAAGTTGATCAGTACCACCAATACTTCCGCTGCAGTTTGTCGAGTTCTTGCAGATCAGCTGGCGGCAATTTCTTCCCGCCAAATCGCCGTCTGTTCTTTAGGATCTGTAAGCGCTTCAGCTCCTCTTTGTCATACAGGCTAGCCCCGACTATGAGAAGAAGAACGATGACCGCTATGACTGCGCCAATCATTTTTTACCTTAGGTGTACAAATGCGAAATGAATACCGTGTCCTAGTAGAAACGGTGCTCTCTCATGAGGGCAAGTTGCGAGAGATGGCATTGAGTAAAGCGGAGGCTGAAAAAAATCTCGCGAGCATCAATCAATGTATCGCCTTTAATGAAGATTCAATCAGAAGCCTTGAATGCCAAATTTCTGAGATTGAGCGGTGCTCGTTTGTCTCAGAAACCAAGATTGTCTGAGAGTGTGCCAAGGTATTTGACGTCACCCTTAACAGCTTTCTTTCGGGCATCGAGATCAATCACCACCATCATGTCCCAGATCGCATTGAAATCGCTCCCTAGGTAGAGACTGTCTCGTATCGAGTCAGCTGAGCCAGTAGCTTGAAAAGACAAAAACGAAGTAGTCTCTTCCCAGGTCTTTGGAGAGCCTCCAGCTAGTTCATATGCCTTTTTCATAAACGACTCATAGCGGCTTTGATAGCTAGAGTTGCTCTCAATCCTAAATGTCACGATGAAATGTGCCACATGCTCTCCTGTTGAAATCGTTCATCCTAGGCGGTGATACATATTGTGACAAGCTGGTAATTTACACAGTGCGCCACGTCTGATTTTTGGTCGGCTTGTTTTTAAACGCACAGGCTCGCTTCGGCGGGCCTTTTTCATGGCTCACGCATTTGCGTGGGCCTTTTTTATTGGGCACTCCATATGACCGATGTAGCAGCCGTAGGCATCGCCGTTGAAACTAACGGGATCTCTGAAGGCATCAAAAAGCTGGCCGAGCTGGCTCAGCAAGGGCCCAAAGTCGAGCAATCGATGGCGGGCATCTCTGCGGAGAGCAAGAAGGTTGCAAAGTCGCTGGCTGACCTGGGTGCAGGCGCGGGCGATGGCCTGAAGAAGACTGGCGATGCCGCGCAGAAGGCTGCCACCGGCATCAAAGCCTCTGGCACAGCTGCGCGTGAAGCAGTGACGGATACGGCGAGCCTAGCGCGTGCTATGGCCTCCCTGACTGCCGAAGAAGAGAAGCACATTCGCAAGCTAGTCGAGGAGGCGAACGGCCTGCGCATGACTCGCGGCGAGATGGAGGCGTACCGCGCTGCGCAGCGCGGCATGAGTGCCGGCGCGCAAGAGATCGCTCGGGCCACTGGGAATCGGATCGAAGCCTTGAAGGCGGAGCAGAAGGCTATTTCAGGGACAAATGAATCTATGTATGCCCTCGCGCGCGGCGGCGTGCAGGCATTCATTGGGTCTGCACTGGTGAATTACACGCTGCAAGCGTCAAAGGCCATGTACGAGGCCTCGGCAGCAGCCCAGCGCTTGCAAACTACATTGAACTACGCCACTGGAGGCAATGGAGCAAAAGAGCTGGAGTATGTCCGTGCCTCTGCAAACAAGCTCGGACTGGAGTTTGCTTCAACCGCCAAAGCCTATGCGCAGTTTCAAGCAGCCTCGCGAGGAACGGCACTGGAGGGCGGTAAGGCGCGGGCGGTATTTGAGTCGGTGGCAAAGGCGTCGGCTGTGCTTGGCCTGAGCGCCGATGATACGGGTGGCGTATTGCGTGCCTTGCAGCAGATGATGTCCAAGGGTACTGTGCAGGCGGAAGAGCTGCGCGGCCAACTAGGCGAGCGGCTGCCGGGCGCCTTCCAATCCGCAGCCAAGGCAATGGGAGTGACCACTGCCGAACTTGGCAAGATGCTAGAGCAAGGCCAGGTTATCTCAAATGACTTCCTGCCTAAGTTTGCTGCTCAGCTGGAAAAGGATCTAGGCGGCGCCGCTGAAAAGGCCGCAGATCGCTTGGATGCCTCCGTAAACCGATTCGCCAACGCATGGGAGCGCCTAAAGCAGACTGCTGGCGACTCGGGTATTAGCTCGACAATGCAAAAAGAGCTGAACGCAATCACCAATGATGTGTCCGCTGTCACGGATGCCATAGGGAATCTCTCTAAAACCGGTTCTGGTGCCTTTGCATCTCTCGCCGGTGGTGCGGGCGTGGGGGCAGGGCGGGCGGCGTTCGGCGCCTTCAACCTAGTAGTGAATGAGTTCAACACTGCGGTTAATCAGGCAAGCGGTGGGCTGCTAAGTTTTCGGAATGACTTGAACGTCATGCCGGATGCATTCCGGACCAACTCCGAGCAAATCTCCATTATGTCTGGAGAGCTGAGCACCGCTCAGGCCCGGCTCAAGCGCCTGCAGGAACTGGATGCAATGCCATCCAACGGCAACTACTATAGGTCTGCCATTGAGCAAGCGAAGGGCCTTATTAGAACTCTACAGGAAGCAATCAACAAAAAACGCGAACTTACGGCACCAGGGTCAAGTGAGCCTGCTGATCCGACAGGCCGCACCGGAACCAAATCGCGAACACAGTCTTACGCGGATTACAACGCAGAAGTTAAGGCTTCTGAGGCAGAGGTTCAGAAGATTCTTGGTAAATCGGCTGGAATTACGGACGACTATCAGAAGAGCCTCAACTCGCTGCAGAAGGCAAAGGCATTGGGCGTACTCAGTGACAAGGCTTATATCGCTGCTGTTACTGAGTTGGCTCAGCGCACTTGGGATTCCTCCACGGCAGGAAAAGAGGAGGCAAAGGCCAAGCGCGAGGCAGCGTCTGCTAGCAAGTCTGCTGAGTCAGCTCTTCAGAAGGAGCTGCACGCATACAACAATCTGGTAGCTGGCGTACAGGGAAAGATTGACGCTAATCGGGAGGAGTTGAGCTATTCTGGAAGATTGAACGAGGCCCAAAAGGCCGAGATCAAACTGAATGCAGATTTGGCAGCTGGCAAGCTCAAGTTGACCAAGGCGCATGAGGCTGACCTGCGCGCACGATTGGCTATTTGGAATGCCCAGGAAAAGGCAAAGGATCAAACCAAGCGTGAGATTGAGGCATACAAGGAGCAGGTCGCTGCGCAGGATGAGGCTGCGAAGGCCTATGTCAAGCTGTATGACGAAATGACACGGGCGAGGCTGGCAATTGATACCCTGCAATCGTCCACCACCAATGACACAGAGCGCCTCCGATTGGAGGCGTCTCTCATTGGTGCAACGAATGCTCAGAGGAAAATCACTGTCCAGTTGTATGACCTGCGTTTGGAGCGAAAGAAAGAGCTCCAGAAGCTGGATGAGACGGACTTCGCCACTGCAAAAGATCGCGCCGAAGCAGAGCAGCGCATCAACGACATCTACGACCAGCGCGGTGAAAACATCAAGAACACGGTCAATATTGAAGAGTGGAGCGCGACGGTCCAGCAGGTAGAGGACATCTTCGTAAACGGCTTCGCCGACATGATGAACAACGGAAAATCCGGCTGGGAATCGTTCTGCAAGTCGCTCAAGACATCGTTTTCCACCATGGTGGCGAAAGAAATCTATGCGATGTTCGCCAAGCCCTTTGTGGTTCAGCTGGTTGGCTCTTTCATGGGCATGCTGGGTGGCGGGGGCGGTATGCTGGGTGGATTGCTCGGTGGCGGTTCTGGCGGTGGCGGTGGCGGTGGCGTCATGGGGCTGGTCAGCAACGGGTCGAGCGCATACAGCCTTTACTCTGGCGAAGGGTTGCTGGGTCAAGGATCGCGCTATGTGGCGGGAATGTTCGGCTATGGAGCGGCACCATGGACAGCAGCCGGGGTTCAGGCCTCGGGGGCTGTGACTATGCCTGTAGGTGGCAGCTTGGGTGCTGCCGCGCCAGGATCCAGCGGCATGGGCGCCTACGCCGGCGTGGGCTACGCTGCGGCCATCGTCATGGCAGCGGCCTACCTGGGCGGCATGTTCAAGGAGGAAAAGCAAGTCGGCAGCGGCCTTACCGGTGAGCTGGGCGGCGACCTCTACGGCTACCAGCTGATGCGCGAGAGTGGCGGCCTGTTCGATGGACCCGACTACCGCTATGTGGTGGCCGAGAAGGAAATCGAGAAGTCCAAGGCTGAGATCGAGCGCCTCAAAAAGGAGATCGCAGACAACCCAGGCGATGCGCGCAACGGCTACCGAGAAAGGCAGCTCCAGCAGCAGTACAGCCGCCTGGAGATGCTCTCGCAGTACGACGGCGCCATCGAAGCCTCCAAGGGCCCCATCAAGATCCTGCAGGATGCCTTTACGGCCATGCGTGAGGATACGGCGGCCCGGGCGGATAGCTTGAAGCTGGATGGTGACTCGATCCGCGCCATGAAAGTGACGCTTGGCCTCGATGAGATCCACCCAGACACGGGCGGGAAGGGGTTGGAGCTGACTGGATTGAGCCAGGAAGAGGCAGCAGCGAAGATCCAAGCCGCACTGGCGCAAGCCAATGAGGAAATGGCTCGCTCTGTGCTGGGGACCTGGCAGGAGCAGACCCGCGAGGTGACCCGCATGGTGTGGGACAACGTGGAGCTGCCTTCTGACGGCGACACCCAGCAGTATGGCCGTGTGGGCCGTGAAGTGACCGATACCGTCACCGAGCAAGTCTTTGTGATGAGCGAGTATGTGCGCGCTGGTGAAACAGCCGTGCAGGCGCTTACCCGTCTGTCTGACTCGCTCTTGAGCGTGAACACGGTCTTTGACATGCTGGGCGTGACCCTGATGGATACCTCGCTGGCGGGTGCTGACCTGGCCTCGGAGATCATCGACGCGTTCGGCGGTGGAGACAAGTTCTCGGCTGCGACCGGCAACTACTACGACAAGTTCTACTCGGACCAGGAAAAGGCGCAGAACCAAGCGCGCCTGCTGAATGAGCAGCTCAAGAAGCTGGGTGTAGAGACGATGCCAGCTAGCCGTGAGGCTCTGCGGGAGTACATCAACGGCATCGACCTGTCGAGCGAAGAAGGGCGCAAGCTCTACGCGAGCTTGCTGGGCCTTGTGGATGTGTTCGACCTCATCTACACCTCTGCCGAGAACATAGCCAGCCTCAAGCAAGACCTGAACGTTCAGTTGCTGCGCGCCCAAGGCAACGACGCGGAAGCGTTGCGCCTGGAGCGTGAAAAGCAGATCAAAGAACTGGAGAAGTACAACGATCCAGAACTTGTCCGCATGCAGCGCGACGTTTGGGCGGCCGAGGACAAGACCAAGGCAGACGAGGAGGCCAAACAAGCCGCTGAGACTGCCAAGGCCCTGGGCATGAAGAACCTAGAAGCCGCCGTCTCCCGTGAAAAGGAGTACTGGACCCAGTTCTCCGCAGACGCCAAGGACTCGCTGACCAAGGCATCGAGCTACTTCGATCTGGTGACCAATGCGGC